ATGCTTTACTTGGAACAAAGATAGAATTTGACGTGGCACGAAGAGTTATTCAACCTGACCAATCATTTGGAACTGAAGAAAAGACGATATCTGTCGAAATAAATCTAAGCGAAAAAAAGTTTAATATTATTTCAGAAGATGGAAAGAATGTGATCAAAGTAAGAATTCAAAAATTAGGGCACGAGGAAAGAATAGGTAAAGTTGGAATTTGGGGAGATATTGAATCTGTATTTCATGCAGGCGACCTATATGTTCACATTGAATTGATGAATGCAGTTAATCTTAAATTAGAAGATGGGGTAATTGTGCATGAACTTGAAATTCCTCTGCATCAGGCAATACTTAAGGGAGAGAAGGTTAGAATATCTACAATATTTGATAAGCAATATGACGCTGAATTTAATTCAGCTAAAAATTTAAGCTCTCTTAAATTAACAATAAAGCAACAGGGCATAATGAAAGTTGATGGAATAAGAGGAGATTATGTAGTTAGATTTAAAGTACTTGGCCCAGATTTATCTAGTTTAAGTGAGGAAGAATTAATAATTCTAAAAGATCTCCTAAGTAAATAGGGAAAACTCACAATTTTTTACAAAAAGCCTATAATAAATAATAAAAAAATTTTAGGCTTTGAAGAGTAATTCTTTAAATTCAAACTTGCCAAACGATTGGGTTCTAATCGTTGAAAATGTTGGAGAAGATTTAGCAGTAAAGAGCAGATCTCAAAACAACACGATATTGGAGGGAGTTTGCGCAGTATTCGGCGAAATGAATAACAATCGTAGAGTATACGAAAAGAACGAATATCTACCACACCTTTCATATTTAAAGGAGAAAATCTCAAAAGGTCAACTTGTTGGAGATCTTGACCACCCACCTCATTTTGATGTTACTCTAAAGAGCGCATCACATATCATCGAAGATTTATATTTTGATGGTGACAATAAGGTGATGATCAAATTGAGAATTTTGGAAAACACTCCAAATGGAAAGATTGCAAAAGCTTTATTAGACGGTGGAGTTACTCTATCAGTATCATCAAGATCAGCAGGAGAGGTTTTATCAGAAGGGCGAGTTAGATTACACAGAATCTTTACTTACGATTTAGTAGGTGAGCCTGGTTTTACACAAGCAGTTCTTAAGAAAACTATGAATGAGTCTCTAAAGAGTGAGTTTGAGATGATAACTGAGAGCTATGATGCTATGAAGAATAGATCATTTGTTGAAACTCATAACCTGGATGACGTATCTGAAAGTTTAAATTTTGCAGATAATTATAAAGTGTACAAGATAAATAAAAAAGATAAGGAATTCAAATCTGTATTTGAAACATCCATATCTCAAGAAAAAAATACATCGCAAATGGCCGATTTCGTAACAAAGGATCAGATGAATCAGTATTCTGAAGTATTGAAACAACAGATTCAGGGTATTAAGAAAGAATTAAAAGAGCAAAAATCTTTGCTTGAATCTTCTAATTCTGATGTGGACTCTTCTAAATTGACTGGCTTTGTTAATTACTTAGCTGAGAACATGGAAGGTCTAATTAACTACACTGAATACTTAAGCAAGAAAATGAACGAAGCAATTCGTTATACTGAGCACGTTGCTGAGACTACCAATAATTCTATTGAGTACACTAGCTACATTGGAGAAAAATTGAATCAGAGCATCAATTACCAAGAGTATGTTGCTGAGAAAGTTGATCAAAACATTAAGTACTCTGAGTATTTGAAAGAAAACTTAAACACTAGCATCAACTATCAAAACTACTTAGGTAAGGAATTGGATGAGTCTATTCAATACATTGAGTATGTTGCAGAAGGTGCTAACAAAGGATTAGAGTATTCTGAATATTTAGCTGAAAACTTGAATTTGAATCGCGATTATTCTGACTATATCTCTAACAAACTAACTGAATCTATTGGATACACTGAGTATGTGGTAGAATCATTAAATAGCGGATCATTCACTCCAGCAGAAGGTCGTAATCTTTTAAATGGAGTTAGTAAAGTAGATCAATTGATTTCTAAAGTTGACGAAGCGTTGATTCAAGTTAAGAACAAATCAGCTAAAGAAGTTTTGGAAAACAAGCATCCTTTCTTGAAAGTTCTTTCTGAATCAAATCGCTCTGCTTTCTATAACTTAGATTCTCAAACTAAGCAAGCAGTTGTTGAAACTTTGAATGGATCAGTATGGTTCAATGAGAACGAAGTAATGAGTATCATGGAAGCAGTAGTTAATAAGCAAGCTGCAGATCTTCCTAACTACTTACGTTTTATGCCAGCTGAATACAAATCAGTATGGACAACTATGAATGAGTCTGAGCAAAACAGAATTCATGCAAAGGCTCAATTATTTACTATCAATACTCCATATCAAGCAAAAGCATTTTGGGACGAAATGGATTTCAGAGCAGTAAATGAAAGAGTTGAAATTGAAAAACATAATTTAAAAATAGCAAAACTCAACGAAAGCCAAGGTACAGAAGGCCTAATTCCTGTAGAACAGGTAGTTGATATGCAGAGAGGTTACTCTCAATCATACTTGGACGGTTTGCTTCGCCGAGCAAACGGTTAATAACAAGTAACTAAAAAAATCAAATCAAAAAATGGCACGTACAAAAATTTTCAAACGTTCTAGCGACAATCGTTTAGCAACTACTTGGAAGCCTGTATTGGAAGGACATGGTGCAGATTTGAACAAGACGCCTTGGTTAGTAGATTACGCTCATAACCACGCAATGTTCGAAAATGCTACTCCTCTTTTCGAGCAAGCATCTCCTGGTCAGTTCTTGCAAACTCCTGGCGCTTTAAATGGCATGGGTAACCCAGTTGCTCCATTGAACACTCAAGCACCTTATTTTAATGGTGCTAAAACTACTACTGGTGGTTCTGGTGATAAATTCCCAAGCTTACTTCCAGTAGCTATCCAAGTTGCTGCTAAGACAATTGGTTTCGACCTTGTTCCAGTAGTTCCTATGGATTCTCCAGTAGGTTTCTTACCTTATTTGGATTACGTTTACGCAGGTGGTCGTACTACTAGCGAATTCGAACCATATTTGGTTAAAATCGTTGGAGCAACTGCTGCTGCTTTAGGTGGTGGTACTTTTTCTCCTGGTGATTCAATCGTACACAGTGCTGCTACTGGAGCTTACACATTCGTAGGTTTCTCTCGCGTAGATGGTCATTTGATCATTAAAGTAGAAGAGGAATTGGGTGCTGGTGACACAGTCGCTGGTGACTTAGTAGGTAACATCACTGCAATCGGTGCAAACACTGCTCCTAACTACACAGTTGCTTCAGATGATGTACAATTAGTATCTGCTCTTGAAAACCATATTTCTGGTTTCACTAGCGTATCTGATGAGGATTATCAAGGTGCTGCATTCAATGGTCCATACTTGCCAGCTACTGGTGATGTTCCTGGTGCAATGCGTCGTGAACAAGGTGAGAACTCTAAGTTCCGTCAAATGGGTCTTCGTATGTTCACCAAGTTTGTAGAGGCTGAAACTGACCAAGTTGCTATCTCTGCTACTGTTGAGCAAATCCAAGACTTAAACCGTGTTTGGAACTATGATGTTATCTCAATGTTGGAAAACGTTGCAGTTAATGACTTAGCACAATCAATCAACAAGCGTTTGGTTGACCGTGTATTCCAAATGGGTGAGGCTGGTGCTAACCAAGCGATTGCATTAGAAGGTTCTGATGTTGTTACTTTGAACTTGGCTGCAGGTTCTTTCGATAACACTTCAACTTTGCAACGTCGTTTCGTTACTAAGGTTCTTGAATTAGCTAACTTGATCTATCACAGAGGTCGTTTCGGTGCTGCTACCTTCATGGTATGTGGTGGTCGTGTTGCTTCTGCGTTGGCTGACGTTGCTGGTTACAGCATCGCTCAAGTTCCTAGCGACTTCGCTGGAACAGCTGGTCAATTGTATCCTGCTGGTAAAGTTTATGGAGTACAAGTATTTGTAGATCCTAACTTGCCTTTCGGATCAGATCGTATCGTTTTCGGACGTAAAGGTGCTGATGAAGAACCAGGTGTTAAATTCATGCCTTACATCATGGCCGAGTCTCTTCAAACTATCGCAGAGGGAACTTTCTCTCCTAAGATCGGAATGAAGTCTCGTTATGCTATCACCGAGGCTGGATGGCATCCAGAAACTCAATACGTTACTATGACATTGTCAGATGGCGCTATTGGTATCTTGACTGGATCAACTACTATCGTTCCTTAATAGAAACGTAGATAAATGAAAAAGAGGACTTCGGTCCTCTTTTTTTATGTGTGATACTTAGAAATATTTAATTAGATAATAAGTCCATCCGTGATCCTCTATTTAACAACTGAGATGTGGTACTTATTGACGAACCAGTTAAATTCTGAAATAGCTGATTCTCGAGTAATTAACAGATTCTTTTTAAGATAACTAATTGCATACTTTTCAAAGTCTGAAAAGTTCGATTCTGATATTGTTCTGCCTGGCTCACCTGAAAACTTTTCCATCATCTCCAATAGGTGTTGTATTATTTCTCTATTGTTCGACATTTGGATAGTATTGATGATTAGTATTAGTGTCAACTATTCTAAGAATGGATCCACGTTTCTTATTAAGAATTGAATTGATGTACTTTTCTACGGATTTTATCTTATCGTAGATTAGTACTTTTCCATCATTCTGATATACTGTTAAGGAAGTACCTCCTTCTTGAACCGATAGCTCGTTTAATCGGTATTGATCGCCTACTTTATGTGCTGTCATATGAGTCTTTTTTAAAAATATACTAAAGCCTCGACCTAAATTAAAATATTATAAAGGATTTTCAATCTTATCTCCAGACGCTAATGAATAGACTATCTTATTTGGAGTAACTGTGAATTCTTTTCCTCTTAGCGCATCAATATACTTTTGGCCTGCGCCTTTATTAAGGTAAGCAATAGTAGAATGTGGATGATAGTCAGGAAAATTAGTAGTATGAGGAAATTTAGTCAATTCCTGATTTACTTGGTGTAACTCTGGTGAATCGACATCGAATTTCAAAACATCATAATCTGAATTATTGAAGCATGATGCATTCTTTAGAGTAAGTTGAGGATATTGTCGAGATTGACAAGTGTTCATAACTGCATCATGATCGACATCGTGATGTAAGCCATATAATAGAGTTACGTGAGGATTTGTTTCTAATCCAAACGAACGATCTCCTTCTTGTGTGTATACATCATCTGGAGCTATTGATTCGTGAAGTTCCTTCATTTGAGGCATTTCAAAATATAACATAGCACAGCCATATTCATATGTTTGTTTCTCCTCAAAGAGCTTCTTGGCATCTTTCCAAGAAATAAAATTGTCTAAAATATGCATCTTATTTTAAAGTTAATAAATACTTAAGTTTGTTCACTTTGCTCAACATTTCATCTCTAAGATTTAAAAGATCAGTATCCTGATGAGCATTCAGAGATGAGTCAAAATCTAATAGAAATTGAGTAACTGTTTGTAAATAATCATTTAGTGGAAGATCTCCAATATTGTATAAATCTACTGACTCTCCTTGCTCTAGCGCAACTCTTCCATATTTTCCCATATACACCTCCATAAATTCATCAATAAGACCATCAAAGTCTGAATATATTGAACCAAATGCATTATGCCTAGAGTAACTAGTAGACTGCCAGTGAAATATTCTGACTTGCTGCTGCATTTTTATGAAATTTACTATGATTGAAGACATCACTATATGTATTTTTATTATTTATCCTAACTATATTGCTTAGAAATTGCTCTTTTTAACTCAGAAAGATCTTCTTTATACATGCCATCTGGTGTTTTAGACTTAATCATCTCCAATTCTTCCTTCTTCACTTCCACTTGCTTACAAAGCTCTTCAAATTTTTCCTTAGTTAGAGTATGAATTGCCATAGAAAGAAGATACGAATACGATTCTGAGATCTTATCAAATTTTTTCTTTTCTAGCTGCTCTTCAATCACGCTACGTGCAACATTATTTACTTTTAACGTGCCTTCAATAATTTCCTTAATGAATCTTGCACGATTACTTAAGTTTAGAAGTTCAGATTCGATTTTTGCGATCAAATACTCCTTTCTTTTACTGTAATAACCTAATCTAAAGTTTACGAAATAGTTGATGATGTCTGTCGCAGATTCAAATATCTTTAAAGCTCCATTTTCATCCAAAACTGTGAAGTTTTCGGATTCTTTCTCCTCCATCTTTAGGAATTTAGCTAACTTATCACTAGTCTGCAATGATTTAATTTCTTCTCTTCTCATCTTGATGAGATAGTTCACATCAGACTTACAATTATTGTCGTATTCTGTGATTCTACGAGTTTCCTCAAGACCATTTAGATAAGCATCATACTTTTCATAGGTCATTGATGGTGGAAGTTCCAATATTTGAATGGTGCTCGTATTCTTTATCTCATAAAGACCTCTAAAGATCCAAGAATTAGTATCATCAACTCTTTCGCAAGTTCCGCTAAATCCATTAAACCATGGCTGAGGCTCCTTAAACTTCTTGCCTTCCAGGGACTTAATACATGCGTCAATTAGCTCCAATGGATTTCTATTTAGGATATTTGTCGCAAACCCGACAGCGATCCCGCTTCCTCCATTTAATAGAACAGTAGGTATAATTGGTAAAAAGTATTGAGGTTCGATCTCATTACCTTCTTCGTATCTAGGAGAGAGCAATTCAAAATCCTTGTATAGTAATCTAAAATTAGGATGAAGTCTCGTTGAGATATAGCGAGGAGCACCTGCTTCAGGAGAACGTAAGGATCCGAATTGACCAATTTCATCCAAAACCGGCATTGAGTTCTTGAATTTTTGAGCCATTCCAATAATTGCTCCGCTTAGAGATGAATCTCCATGGTGGTAATGAGCATCACTTGCAACCTTACCAGCTAACTGAAATATTTTTAAGTTCTTTTCAGAACCGTTTTTCCATACTCTATCTGCTACAAAAACTACTTTACGTTGAGTTGGCTTGAATCCATCAATAACTGATGGAATTGCTCTATTTTCGACAACATATACTGCATATTCACGATATGCAGTGTCTAAGTAATCAGTAACTGTTTGAACTGTTTTCTTTGCCATTATTTAGATACGATATCAGGTATGTTTCTGAATGTTTTTTTGTTTGCGTATACTTGCTTAAGGTGATCAATGATTTCAATATACATATACATGTATTTTGCGCTGCCTACATCCAATAAATCTTCAATATTGTTTTTTCCATGTATTACGGTCGCATGGTTATATCCAACTCGTGATGCAATTTGGCTAGGGCCATATCCCATAGTAGTAAGTATGTAGTAACAGAATTGTCTATATGTAACCAACTCATCTGTTTTCTTTCGATCTTCCGTAAAAAATTTCATCCCAGCGACCTTTTCAACTCCTTCAATAACTTCATCAATTGAGAGAAGAAAAGTTATTACTTTATCGCTATTCGGATTATTGTCTAAGTTGAAGGATTCATTAATCTCTGCATAGAATCTAGCAACTACTTGGTTAATATTCAGATTTAAGCGTTGCATAGCGCTATTCAATTTAGTAACTTTTACGGCTTTCATTTATTTTTAGATATTAGGTTGTAAGTTTAGTATTTTTTCCTTTCTAGGTTGAGAATCACTGCCGAACCAGGCATTTAATGAATCTCGAGTAGTGTGATCATTTTTCAATTGCACAACATATGGATTCTTTATTATTTCCTGATATTCGTCATCCTCTAACGCAGCTAATCCTTTCTTGTATTCTATACTCCAAGATTTTGGATTGTTTTTAGACAGCCAGGCATCAAACTCTGCTTGAGTATAGAAGCTATTAATAGTTGATCCTTTTCTAGCAACAACTAATGGTGTCATTACTTTATAGATTCTGCCCTGCTCGAATAATTCTGGCCAGTACTTATTAAAGAAATTTATCAATTGACCTGCGATTGAATTTCCATCAGGATCAGCATCGACATACAAGTAGATTCGACCGTATCTTAATCCAGTAGGTTCTTCTCCTAGCTTCAAGCCAAGCGAACCCATAAGACCTTTTACCTCCTTATTTGCTATAACTTCGGAATTAGATAGTTCGCTAACATTTAGAAATTTTCCTCTTAATGGATAAGCTCCCATCGTTTGAGTATCTCTAAACTTTCGAACAGCGGATAATGCGGACATTCCTTCGTATATTCCAAGTATGCAAATTCCTCTGTCTCCCTTACGTTGAGCATCAATTAAGTTAGCAACTTTATTCTTATCTAGTTGACTGTTTAACTTGCGCATTTCAGCTCTTTCTTGAGCAAGCGCTTTCTTTTCAACCCAGTCCAAAACAGATTGGATAATATCGGATTTGAATATCAGCTTTGCAATTTTATCAGTGACCTCATGTTTTGTTTTGAAATCCTTAGGTTCAGTAATGAGTTTTTCTTTGGTTTGCGAGCTAAATGACGAGTTTACGATATTACAATCAATAAACACATAAAGGTAATTTTTAATGTCGCTTGGCTTTACATCAACTTTGTGCTTTTTCTTAATCATCTCACGCAATTGATTGATGAGCTGATTTGCGATATATTCAACATGCGATCCGCCATCCTTAGTATGAACAGTATTTACAAAACTGACATTTGCAAAACCTGAGTCAGATTTGGCAAAACCTATCTTCCAATCTTTAGATTCTTCGTAAAAATAATCTGATGTATACAATGCGATATATTCTTCGAAAGTTTTGAACTTTAGAACACTTTTGGTGGACTTTCCATCCTTAATTATTGTGAAACTAACTGTCAACTTTGAATTACAGCCAGCAACATCCAAGCATCTCTTAAATAGAATTTTTGTGCTAACTTCATCTATTACAGTCATTCCAAATCTCTTTAGATCTGGAATAAATGATATTTCAGTAAATCCTTTTTTAGCAGGAGAAACCGTTGGCTTGCTTCTCTTTAGCATGTTATCAGTAAAAGTTTGCTCGAACTTATTTACTCCATCACAAGTCTTTACTGTGAATTGTTTTGAAAAGATATTTGTTAAGGTTGAGCCGACACCATTTGTCCCGGCAACTATTCTCTCCTCGCTATCATCAAAGTTCGAACCAGATTTTAGATTTGAGAAGATCATTTCGGGGATCCATTCTTTATGCACTTTATGCTTTTGTACTGGAATTCCACCATTATCCCAAACTGAAATCTCTCCATTATCGACATCGACAGTTACTCTAATTTCATTTAGTTTTGGATTACGACGATGTTCATCAACTGAGTTGGACACGATCTCATCAAATAATTTGATAAAACCGGGATTGTATACAACTTCTTCCTTTAATATCTCACTTCCATTATACAAATACTGCTCTCCAGTATGAGGAGAGATAGATCCTATATACATAAATGGTCTAAGTAAGACGTGCTCAACATCAGTTAGCTTTTGATATTTTTGTTCGACTCCTTTTGACTTTGCCATACTTTACTTTGGTAATTTTTTAATCTTTAAAGCTTCCTTAAAATATTGAGGCAAGCTTTGATTATTTAATACTTGATCGAAGCATTCATCTAGAATGTAAGTTTCTGCCCAGTCTTGATCATTTCGGATGGATCTTCCATAAGCTTGTAGAATATCAACTAGTGTTTTCCAAGAATACCATTCTGAGTTGGTTTCCAATCTCTTCTTAATCTTCTTACTGATTAAGTTAGGAAATGGCACCTTTAATATTACTTGGAACCTAGATAAATCATCCTTCAAGTCTATTCCATTTATCATAGATGGAGAAACTATCACAGTTTCTTGCTCGGATCTGATATGTAAACTTAGAGATTCTTCTCTGGTTTTAGATTCATGAACAATTAGCCTAGGATTTTTTATTGAAGACTCAATTCTACGACTAAATTCATAGTTACCACTATGGATAATTCCCTTATTTGTCGCATTCTTTTCAAGAATTTTATTGATAATTGGAACTGCTCTTTTGAAGCTCTCTTCCTTTTGATAATAGGACATTTTACCAAATTTCAAGTAAATAATTGGTCTTTTTGCAGCATCAAATGGACAGGGAAGAGCTAAGTATGAAGAGTTCTCGACATCATATCCCATTAGGAAACTAAATAAGTCTTGATCTAATATTGTGCCTGACATAAAGATCACATGATCGTACTGCTGCCAAAATGTTTCATCAAGATATTGATTTCCCCAAATAGGTTCAACTAGTAGCCTAATCTTTCCATTTGCATCTAGATCCTTTTCAAATGACCAATTGGTTGAATGGCTTTCTCGATCATTAATAAAACGATTGTACTTACACATTGACTTATCAAGGTGATCTGCTTTCTTCACAAGATCAAGCTTTTTCTTTTTTCCTCGAGTCTCTTTAGCTTCATCAATGTTCGAAGCTATTTTGGATGACATCATTGGAATTATTGTCTTGGAAACATATTCAGCTAACTCAGCGATATTTTGAATTTTCTCAAGATCTTTCTCCATCCAATATTCCCAAATATCTAAAGCCTTTAGGCTTCTTTCAGAAAAAGTTGATGAGATAAAATCACAAAAAGTTTCTTCAAAGCCATGAGCTTCATCTACAATTAGCAAATTTGCACCACGATCTCCAAGTATTTCAGGAGAATACATGGAGTAGGCGGTTATAAGATGAAAATTAGTTAAGCTTACTTCATTTCTAACAAAATGGCTTTGGGCAATCTTGTGGGAACACGCTTGGCAGCTCTTGTTAGTCGCTTTATTAAGTATCGATGCTTCACCACAACTCATCTGATTAGTTCGGCACCAATAGTTATCCTTACCTTTAAGATTTGCGAGAAATTTAAAGTCTTTGACGTATTGGTCTTGCAAAAGTTTGCTATTCGTTAGAATATCTACTTTACCTTTTGGGGCAACTTCACGAGTGTACCATTCAGAAATCATCATAGCTGCATATGATTTACCAACGCCAGTTGGAGCATCAATAAGCATGAATTTCTTCTTATCCTTTACTGAAGACTTGACAAAATCAAGTATTTTTACTTGTTCTTCGCGAGGTTTAAACTCAAGTTTTACTTTTGACATTAATCTACTTGAGTTTCAATTGTGTGTTCTATTCTCACTCTTGCGCAAGTTTGAGGCTGGTGTTCGTTCATTAGGAAATTGTTGATATATCCCATCATGTTTGCAGAGCCGATTGGATTTGCAGAGTGAACAACGACTTGTGGAAAAACAATAGCTTGTCGAGGACGTTCTCTTTTTTCTGGAAAGAGCTCATAATAATGATTAACTAGCCATTTAGCACAATCATATCCTGTTTTTTCCTCAATATGAGAGTAGTCCAACTGGTAATTTGGAGAAACGTTTGTGTAGTATTCAATCATCGCAGTTTCTCCAAGATCATGATCTAGAGATATTGATGAAATATTTTCCAAGCCAAGTTCCTTGACCTTTTCAACAAACTCGTCATAGTTTCTAACAACTGTCCATCTCTTATCGACTGGAGTTCGGATGTCATCTAAGTAAATTGAGTGCTTCATATTAGTATTATACTCAAGAAATTAATAAAGTTTGCGGTTTCCACTTTGGATTGAACCAAAAAGTTCTTCCATTTCTGTCAAGTAGCTTATCCCCGATTGAATAGCATGTGAGCCATTCAGAAAAGCCGTTTACTGGAACGTTGAATGGATTTTGCCAATCTTTAAGTTGACCTCCTCCTAAAATGTATGATTCATAGACTATTCGATGACACATCTCTAAGAAATTAGTAGAAGCTAGAATATATTCACGAGCGGACTGAAACGGATTTATATCTAATCGATTTAAGATCTCAGCCCTAAGATAGTTGCCAATTCCATTAAAGTATCTTTGATTCATCATAACTTCATAGATGGGCTTCTCAAATTCTTTTTTACTAATATTAGATAGTACGTTTTCGGAGAAAGAATTGAACTCAGTTAGTACGCATGGACCTCTATTACTGGACCAGGTTGACCATTTCCATTTTCCAAATCTACGAACATCAACAAAGTAGAGACTTCCACTTTCTGATTCAAATTTAAGATGAGCGTGTTTTGGCCAGTCATTTGACATTACAAAATAACCGCTCATTCCCAAAGTAATTATCATCTTTTTTGAATTTGGAGTCCCAACCTCAGATAGGGTGAGTTGCAATTCTTTGCCTCGACTAACTGCCTTTATTCTAAACTGGTCAAATTCACAGTAGAGATCAGTCTTTACTTTGGTTTCAGGCGACTTTAGAATTTTTTTGAAAATTAGATCTTCACATAGTGAATTGATCTGTTCTGATGTAATTTTAACTTCGGCAAGTTCAGGCATCGATTGATTGACAATTAGGGTTATTGATAATGTCTAAGTATGTAGAATATGGGATACTGACACACACGTGTTCAGAGCTTTGGCTAGAATGATATATGAAAATTGTTCCATTCTCTCTTTTCAAGAACCCGTAAGTAATCACATGATTTAAGTCTTCAAGGGAATCAATATGAATCCAGAGTAAAATTTGCATAATCTTTTTTAGCTAATATACTTAAATTCTACAAAACAATTCAGATAAATAATAAAAAATCGAATAGAGATGAGCAATCCTGTAATGAATTACAACCAATTCATGGCTGCTTTTAAAAAGGCTGAGGCTGGATATAGAGCAAAAGCTAATGTTGCAGCAAAAGATGCTAATGGAACTGCCAAAGTGAAGCAAGAACTTTCTGACGTTAAAGGAAAGGGAACAGCTGCTCTTGACAAGTACACTAAGCAGTATCTTAACACAGTTAAGAAGAAGAATATTGTAGGAAAATAATTCCTTAAGATAATGAAAAGAGCTATCACAAACTTTAACAAATTCTCTATTCTGGAGAAAAAGGGAGAGTTGAAAAAACTTGTTGGAAAGGATCCTAAGGAGGAGCTAACGATCAATGATGCTAAGAAGCTCGGCGTTAAGATCGCTAACATGGACGGCGAAAAGAAGAAAAAATACGTCGGAATTGTTAACTTCTTGGGAGCTTCTTGCAACATTTATAATGAGATCTGGAAAAACTACACCAGAACAAGAGACGCAAACGAAGATTAATGAAACTTTTTGAATCGAGTTACTATGATGAGACTAGTGCAAAGGACGGTGGTTTTGTTTTTCAAGCCATTATAAGCCATGATCTGTCTTGGAAGATAGTAAATGGCTCGACATTCTTCGATCAATCTAAAATTTTAGCAAAACTTCATCAAGTTGATGTTTTTCCTGACATGAATTACACTGAGGCGTATGCAACGTCGACATATTATATTTTAAGTGAAGTATCCTTATTGAAAAGAAAATTTGATCTTGCTTCTGAGAAGATAAAGGAAATGATTAGTGTAGAATACGCTAGGGAAATGTCTAAAGATCATGCAAATAAGGAAGAAATAAACAAGAAGTATTTCAATGATGTTACGTTTGATGTTCAGTTAATTACTGATCACGTAGTATTACGAGAAGTATCAACAAGTGGATTAGATTCTGGAAATCCTAATATAGTATTGAAACTTTCTACTGGAATGGTGGATGAACTTGATGGAAAGAGCATAGATAGTTGGAATTCATTTAAGCTGAAGGCCACAGGTCCAGGAATAAGCATAAATGTTGATAATTCTAGTGAAATTCCAATTTCTCAAATAAAGGCATACGATCCTGTTGAAAATAAAGAAGAAATCATATTTCAAACGATTATTCCATCACTTGTTTTGAATTATCGTGGAGATAGAGTGTCTGCTGAAACTTTTACTAGTAGATCCGCTGAAGTCGCTTCTATATCACAAGCAGATCCTAATTCAATATTTGGTGCAAGAAAAGATAAAGAGATTCTTTCAAACAAACCTTCTGATAAGGAAGATGATATGGAAGAAAGCGAATAACTCACTAGATAAATAATAAAAATAATCAAAGATAGATGGCCGGTTTACCGCATTGGAATAATTCGCAAGCTGCACGTAATTACTACGAACCTTTATTTAAGAATCAGTTTGAAGTAATTATAACTCCGCCTGCAACAATCACAGATAATGTGAATCTTTTAGTTGAACATGTTACTAAAATTACAGGACTTCCTGAAAAAGCAGGAACTGGTACAATTGTAAAGCAGTTCTACAAATTTGCTGAAAGAACATTTGTTGGAGGTATGCCAGAAGCAACTTCAGTTACTTTGAACATGGACTTTGAAGTTAACTTAAATGAAGATAATAGCATGTATGTTTACAATACTCTTCGTGCTTGGGCAGATTTAATCTACGATCCACTAAATGGTCGCCAAGGTTTGAAAAAAGACTATGTTGGTGAAATATATGTTGGAGTATTTAATAAAGCTGGACAAATTTATAGAGAATTTAGATTTAAACCAGCTTACTTGGAAGCGCCAATCACAGCAATGGATCTAAACTACACAGATAACGAAATCTACAAAATTACTGGTCTTAAGTTCCGTTGTGATTCGTATGTAGAGACTAGAATAGGTCAAATTGAAATCTAAAATAATCTAGAGTAGAAAATGGACATTTTTAACCCTAAAAGAAGAGACCTTCACGATATGGATTCATATATGGACCTAAGTAAACCTGGATTCGGTGGACCCTCTTCAGCTAAACCTAAAACAAAGGTAGGAAAAGAAGAAAAACTAAACGGATATCGCCGTGTAGTAAAGAGAGATCCAATGTTTGGAGATCACTATGATTCAACATACAAAGCAATGACTCATGACTTAGTGTATAAGCAAGAAGGTCAAGATGCTTTTGATTACGACCATGAAATGATGGGTATTCCAGTAGTTGATCTAGAAGATGCAATGGAAAGAAAAGCAGCAAAAAAGAAAGCTAAAATGAACGAAGGTAAAGCATATTCGAAATTCTCACAATTTGTGAATGAACAAGACATGCCAGAAGAAGAGTACAGTGATGCTGAATTAGCAACTGGTGCAAATCCATTAGGCATGAAAGAATATGATGTTAAGCCTATGAGTTGGGACAAGATTGAAGCAATGTCAGATGAAGATGAATACTTAGAAGACGACTTCGATGATTTAGCAAATGACGATGAAGATACTTCTTCTAATTATTCTACTGATAGAGAGCCGAGTGCTGCTGAAATTAGGGAAATTGAAAGACTGCTTTTAGGTGGAGAAGAAGGAGATGAGGACGAAGACTATTTTGAAGATGATTTCTAAAAGCTTAATGTAAAGTTTTCATAGCTATCGTGATGAAGTATATTAAATACTACTCTTTATTTGAGAAAGAACTTGGTTGGAAAGAGATGATCACAATAGATGGATTAGGTCAATTCACAGCTAAGTTAGATACTGGAAATGGAACTAAAGCTAGTTCATTAGGTGTCAATTCTCTTGAAATAGCTGGAGATTCAGTTAGATGGGAATGTAATGGGGAGCATAGAGTAGATCATATTATAGATTGGAGCCATGCAAAAGTAGGACACTCTCTAGATAAAAGGCCTATTGTCATGCTGACGATAGAGATAGGAGGAGTTCGGATGGAAGCACCAGTTGCGTTGACTGACAGATCAGATAAAGAGACTCTTGTTCTTCTAAACAGGGACATATTATCTAGATTAGGAGTTTCAGTATCGTCACACCAACAGTTTACCCTTTGATGAAATATTTACTAATGTAAAACCCACCAAATGGTGGGTTTTTTATTTTAATTGGAGTATTTCCAAAAAATCAATAGTGTGTATCATATCATCGAAGTCCTTATGCTCAACGTACTTAAATTTGAATTCGATGTCTGAATACTCAGCTTCCATAAAACTAACAGTATTTATGATAGAAGAATACGTTAAGTTCGAATTAAGATACACAATATTTGAATACTTTTGATTTTTGATATTAATAGCTTTATCTAGTAATTTCTTAATCTCATAATTCAATAGGAAAGATTGAACTGGATTCGGTATTATGAACTTAGTGTTGAATTTCTCTTTAATGATTTTGCTAACGTTTAAAACATAATCTTCTTTGCTTTTTTTATCAAAAGCATGAATATAATACCTATACTCTTTTACGAAGATTACATTTACTTGGCGCGGCTCAATCATATTTCTAATTTTGTAATTTTTATCCCAGCCTCTTGCAAAATTTTCAAGCCAGTCAAATCCTTATAGTCTTCCTTATACACAACCATAGATATGCCTGCTTGAATTATTAATTTGCTGCATTCTTTACACGGAGAAGTTGTGACGTACAGAGTTGCTCCATTAGTGCTTTGAGTAGATCTAGCCACTTTAAGTAATGCATTCGCTTCGGCGTGCAAAACATACCAGTGAGTGTCGCCATTTGCATCTTCACAATCATTCGGAAAGCCTTTAGGCGTTCCGTTAAATCCATCTGAAATAATAGTACCGTCTTTGACAATCAAGGCGCCTACTTTCTTTCTACCACAACATGATAAAGTTGACCATTCACTAGCCATCTTTAAGTATGTTAAATGATACTTTAGTTCTTTACTTATCAGAGTTGAATGAAACATTGAAAAATGTGGGGCTTAATAGATTTAATATTAGTTTTATTAGTAACCAATCAACGTATGTTATACTTGTTTTAAATACATCAAGTAAGAAAGCGTCATATAACCACTTACATATTAAAGCAGATATGAAGAATCCGATAATTCTTGATACAATTTTTGAAAATACTTTGCTTCTTATTTGTTGGCTAGATGCTTTGATATCCATGCGTAAATATTTGATTTTACTGGAGAAATTCCTTCTGAATAATGATCGAACAATATTCGTAAACTTGAAGTAGGCTCTCCATTTTGTGAAATTAAGTTGGAATCAACTGCAGGTATTGAGACTGGTATAAACTCATTCTCTAACATTTGATCAACTAATTTAAAGTGTCTATCGTAAATATGATATGAATTTGCTATATGTGTGTAAGTTCCAAGTTCAAGATCTGGATAGACTCCACTAGATACTAAATGATATTGCATTTGACTCATAAGAGTTGCAAAAAAAGCAACGTCGGTTGGAGTTCCCCAAATTGCATCATTACTTCTCATAGATATAGTTAAATTCAACTTATTATCTCTGATTTGAAATATCCCATACATTGTGCATACAAAATCCTTGTTTCCAACATATTGGTGTTCCGGTAAATTAAAATGCATCACAGCTTGTCTAGAATCCTTATCTCTCACCAGTGACTGGTATGCCCAAAAGTATTGAGATAGGGAATATCTATTTTTCTTAGTGAAGAGAAGGTTTCCGTACGATGAATTTACTGTGCCGTCTTCGTTTTGAATTGAGGACCAGAATTTTGCAAATTTCTCAATGAAAGCTACATCATTTCTTCCCATGAAATACCATAACAACTCAGCAGAGATGTATTTATACTGAGAAGATCGTGCTGCATTATCATATAAACACGAAAGAGGATCCTCAATAACTAATGCAACATCAGTATTCTCATAGATATTTAGATCTCGAGGTCTAGTTACGAATTGAGGGTTTTTATAAACTGCTTCGATACTTTCTTTATAAGCTTCAGCAAATGTTTTAGCCTTATGGATAATCATAATATTTTATACACTATTTTATTTCTTAGGTTTTACTTGCTTTTTATTTGAGATGATCTTCATATCTGAGAAATGGTCGGACTGTGTAACTGAGATACGAGTATCGAAGAATTCTTCAGGAAGAGCTTCGTGAGATACTACAAAGATAGTCATATTATATTTCTCAGAATATTGCTTTAGAATCTCAATTGCACGATATACATTGTTCTTATCAAGAGAACTAAAGATCTCATCAAGAAACATGATATTCATTTGATTGTGTTTCATCTTAATTAGCTCAATGAAAGCAAGAAGAACAATTAGGTTCATCTTCTTACGTTGACCACTTGATAAACTTTCAGGAGAAATATCCATTCCTAAATAAGAAATGATAGGATTGAAGTCGCTATCGAACTCAAATGTAAATTTGAATTCTAACTGTTTTGAAATTTCCAAGATTCTATCATTTAGGGCTGGAATAATTTTGTCAATTAATGATTTCTTTATTCCTGAATCAGATAATAAATCGTCTAAAATTTCAAATAGTTGAGAAGCTCCTTTCTTTTCAGAAAGTAATGATTCTTCTCTAGCTATATCACTTTCTAACGAATCGATAATTGATTGAATTGAACCTGTTTCAGAATTTTCAAGTTGTTTTTGTAATTTATCAAGCTCATTTTTTAAAGCGTTGAGATCTGCTTGAACTTGATAGAAATCTGACCTAGCCTCTGATTGCTCATCAACTTGCTTATTTAATTCAGCGTTCAATTCAGATAGAGAAGCATTTAGAGCAGGTAACTTTTGCTCTAGCTCTATTTTCTTGGACTCAATAATTTCCTTGGTCTTTTTAGAAGTATCAGTTGTTAGGTCATTTAAGCAGTGCGGGCATCTATTCTTATTATAGAGATCTAATTTTGATGAAAGATCTCGGATAGAGGATGAATAACTCCTAGAATTTTCCTTAATATCGTTTATCTTTGCATTAACATCATCAATTACCTTTTTAAAAGCTTGATACTTTTCACGAATTTCAACTAATTCGGATTCCTTATCGGAAATTGAAGTAGTTAGTCTAGAAACTTCATTGTCCTTTTTTTCAAGTAAAGTTTTCTTTAGAGTATCTAGTTGAATCATTGATCTTGATAAAACTTCCTTATTTTGAGAAAGCTTTGTGTCAATTAATTCAAGTTCCTTCTTTCTTGATTTTAGATCATCTTTAACAACTACTCGCATATCACTAAGGATATCGATTCCAAAGATTCGATCGACAATCTTTCTCTTATCTGCTTGAGTTAAGTTAACAAATGACTTAAAATCATCGAATGATAGGCTAATAGTATTACAAAATACAGTAAATGGTATTCTAGCTAAATCATCTTCTACGAACTCATCAACTTTTCTCTTATCTGGCAGATTAAATTCTGATCCATTTACTTGGATGTTACTAAAGTTTGGATCGATTCCTCTATCGATCTCAATAGTTTCTCCAGAATTTGAAATAAACTTAACTTGAGTATACGCATTTCGATTAATCCAATTTGGAATATCTTTCATCTTTCGGATAGCAGATCGTCCGTAAATCGAAACAGTTAATGCTTCTTTAATTGATGATTTACCTGCACCATTTTCTCCTTCGACTAATATAAGTTGAGGTTCATCAGTAAATTCAAATTTTTGTAGCTTGTTACCGTATGAAAGTATATTCTTGTATGAAAATTCTAATAGCTTCATTGTGCGTGACTTTTATTGTTCCTAAGAGAATCATAGATCTCCTTGAACTTTGATCTAACTTCGGTGCTTAACGATTCTGAATAACTTCTAGACTTTAGCTGATTTTCAAGAATATCGAAGATATTGTACTCATAACTTGATTCTGATTCTTGTTCGCTTCGAGTCTTTTGATTCTTATTATATGTGAAGAACTCAATATGTCGATAACCAGATGGTTTTACCATCTCAGTAAATTGAGTTATTGGGAATTTTGATGCAAATTCGGCTTCAATCATAACGTCAACGAAGTTATTCTTAAATAGAGTTGAAATTTCATCGAAGTTCATGTTTAATAACTCAAACATATCGTATTTTACATATTGTGGCGACTCAGTATTCTCAACGAATCTTTCCACAAGATCTCCTGTAGAAAAATCAAGTATGTAGAAGCCCTTAGAGTTCCCACGATCACCTCTATCCATATGGTATGGTGTACCAACATATAATGAATTTAAGTTCTCCTGACGAATATGGATGTGTCCAGAATAGATTCGTTTGAATGCTTGCAAATCATTTATCTCTAATCCGTGTTCTAAGGTTGCCCATTTATTTAGTCGAAATCCCTTAATGTCTGCATGACAAAGTATGTAATCTACTTTTCCACTATGATTAAGAACAACTTGCGAAATCTCGTCAACGCTTTCTATCCAAGGAAGCATTAAGAATTTATGCTTATTATTTACTTGAAGGACCTCAGGTTTTTCAAATATCTTAAAGTTAGGAAACATTCTATCATATCCCTTTAGAGAATGTGTATCTGTTCGATCTTTATAATATACATCATGATTGCCTAAGATGATATAAACACCTCTCTTAAACTTATTCGATAGGGCCTCAGCAATATCTAAAGATGAGTTCCAAATTCTAACATTTGTGGATTCTCTAACGTGATTCCAGTCGCCAGCTTGGAATAAGACGTCTTGATCAGGATCAAATCCATCTTCCTCTATTTTTCTGATAAAAAAATCCAAAAGAAAAGACTTTTGGATTTCAAACCATTCTGTTGAGTTATTTCTAACGCCTAAGTGTAGATCACCCAACAGAAATATTTTTCTAATTCCTGTTAAATTTATCATTAATCTCTAATTTCAGTAATATCAAGTTCATCAAAGTCGATTGGACGACATGCTTTTTCCAATTTTTCAAATAGTAATCTAGCTTCGTCATCTGATGCAGATTCAATGGTCACAACTTCGCTATAATCGAAAGTGTTATAGAATATGAGAACAATTGAAGTACCGGAAACATACTGAATATCGCTCACCTGATACAAGTTTATCATTCTGGCAATACCATTTATTGTAAATTTTACAAATCTCATTAGTGCATTCTTTTTTTAGTAAATCTTCCCTCTAGGAAGTTATATTTTTTATTTAGTTCAATTATAAGAATTTCCTGTATATCGGTTTCAAGAGAATCGAATATTTTCTTATATTCCATTGAAGAAATTGCAGATATTGCCTCAACTATGTAGATTGGGCTAAAATAATGGGAGTCTTCTTCAACTGAACTTAGTTGAGAATATGCCTTATTGAAGATAAAATTAATTTCTTCCTTTGCAAACTTATTTTTACTTCCTGTTGAGTTTACTGTGATCATTTTTGAGATTTCAGGATCATTATTGAAAAAATCAAAGATGCTATCAATTGAGTTAGAATACTCCATCTGATATTCAACTTCATAAATATCTTTAAGGAAGGATGAGGAGTAATCATTACTTATATTGAGTCTTGCATTAAATGCATAATCATCTGGGTCCATTAATCCATCGCCAGAGTTATAGCGATTATTAAATATTTTATCTTCTCTAGTTACTTCATTATCTAACGAATCATCTATTTCTTCAAATTCTTCATTTTGCATCCAAGTTGGATTATTTTTATATACTACTTAGCAGATCATCGTAATTATCGGATGCACTGACCGTCGCAGGTTGCTGATTTGGTTGAACACTTAAACTAGCATGTTCAGATCTAACTTGTTCAGCTAGACTATTTACTTCTTCATCATCGCTATAGAATTCACTACCTATTCCGATCTCCTCAGTTAATCTTGAGAACTCTTTTTGCATTGCGAAGAATTTATAACTTTCTTCGTATCCATTATCGCGATTCGCTATGACTTTGATCTTCATTCTTGATTCTAAAGGAGCTCGCATCAAGCCAAATAGGGAGTCAACTGTGTGCACTAGACCAAATGATTCGGCGACTGATTCCATACCTAAGTCAAAGTTTTCAACGTCTTCTCTACGAATTTGAGTAGCTGATACCATACACCACTCGTTACGCATTGCAACTCCCCTAAGTTCCTCTGAAATTGCTTTTACTTTTGAATAGAGTCCTTCTTGATCTTTAAGAGGTCTCAGTAGATTCAAATAGTCAACAACAATAACTTTAAACTTTTTATTGATCTTGCTTTCCAAACGAAGGAAGTAGTTCTCAATATCGATCGCTGTACAGTTTCCAGTAGGAAATTCTTTCACCCAAAGCTCTCCAATTCCAGTAGTATTCGCTTTAAGATCAGCTAGCTTATTTGAAATTATTGATGCCTTATCGCTATCAATAATTGCAGAGTATTCATCTCCAGGAATGCTTAGAATATTTGAACCTATTCTCTTCATGTACTGACGTTCAGCTAATTCAACAGTAACTAAGCCGGTGACATTTCCTGATAAGAATGATCGAGCGGCTATGTTTCCAAGCACCATTGATTTTCCAACTTTAGGCCTACCTTGAAAAACGACTAACGTTTTTAAGTTCCATCCTCCACCCAAAACTTTATCTAGGAATGGGAAGCCAGTTGAAGTTCCCTTCTTTGGGATTTGAATATGACCTTCTGGATTAAAAAAGTTTAAACCAGTATCTCCACTTGAGAAATTAATTGCAAGCTTTCCACTAATATCATTTCTAACTTTTTCGGAAATTAGATCGATATTATCTGGATCAATAGTAGTAGTTTTTAGGTAACTGAGTAGATCAAAAACTGTTAGATTTAAGTTTCTTAAGAGTATAAAGGACCTTACATATTTGTAAAGATAGTCATAATTATACTCTCGTAAATTAAATTCGTATAGTTCATCAAATTCTTCGTCTAAGTATATTGAATTAACGTCAAGGTAGCTCTTTAATTCTTTACGATTTGGAATCTTATCGTGCTCCTTAAAAAACTTTAAGGCCATTCTAAAACAATTTTGACGGACATCACCATTAAAGTATTTAGGGTGGATTAAAGTTATCAGCTCTTCTCTACGCAATGAATCATGGTTCTTTGGTTTTAATTCATTATCTATGTTATCTTCATTAAAAATGAAGTTCCAAACCATGCTCTCAAGTGAGTCTATATTTTGCGTAAAATCAATCATTTATTGTATAAAACTTAGCGAGTCCTACTTTTGTTATTTTTATAAAATCACCATCATTTTGAAGGTAATTCTTGGAGATCATCTCCTTTAATGCTTGAACTAGATTGTTCTTAAAGGTTTCATCAGAAAGTTTATCTCCAAAAACATATTTTAGAGATTTTGATGAAAACTTTAAGTTATCCATGCTCAAGTTCTTATCCTTTGTCTCAATTACCTTTAACAAATACACTATAATTTCATATAGGTATGAGTCATTATCGAAGATATTTGGATCATTTTGCAGATTCAAGTAATACTTGATCGGCAAATCAGAACGAATCGCTATCGTCATCGCTGAAATGGTCTAAGTCGTTTGTTTCTTCATTAAGTAAGTCCTGAGCAGTACTATACTTATACATTGGACGAATTAAGTTCTCATCAAGTTCCTTAAGAGCGTCGTCTGTCCATACCTTTTCAGAGAATAATTCTCTCAACGGATACGCTTCGCCAGTATGGCGTGAGATATAGTTTCTAGCAGTTTCCTTTGGGAAGAAATAAAACTTTTCACCGCTTATCTCAAATGGAATACATGCAGATTGTTCAGCTGGCTTTAATTTAGAAAATTCCTTTTCAGTAAATTTGTTACCTCTACCTATTCCACAATTTTCAAAGTTAAATGGAAGCTTATGCAAGCCTACAAATTCATTCATTCCTTTAAGGAAGGAAATATGCATCTCAATTGCGTCCGGTTTTGCTAATCGATTTTTATCAGTAGTTGCTCTACAGATAACTCCAGTTTTTGCATTGGTTGCCTCATCTCTAAGAGGAGCTTTTTTCAACATTAACACAACGCTGGCTGAGTATACTGGTCCCATACCTCCACCCATTCCATCTGGCTTATATTGATCTAGTGAGGATGAGATGTGATTTGTGAAAAGGAATGGAATCTTCAAGTTTGACAAGTCAAGAGTAAAGGATTTGAACAGGGAACGTAATTCCTTAGCTCTAAGACCCATATCATTTGCACTCTTACCTTTATCTAAATCTGCAACTTCTTTATCTGTTTCAAGCATACCCAAAGAATCAACTACAACCATGATCTTGAGCCCAGGATTCTCCTCAGCTGTTTTGATAAGATCATTGATGAAGAACTTAACTTCAGATACTATACCTAATCTTACATATTTTAAAAGTCCTAAGTCAACTCCGAACTTTTCAAAATCACCAGTATCTAACGCTCCCTCAGTATCCACATAAAAAGTTACATATCCTTTCTTTTGTGCTTCACGAACGGCATTCATACAGAGGAAGGTCTTGCCTGTGCCTGATTCTCCAGCGATTCCGACGCTTCTTGCATTTGGATATCCTCCAAACAAAGAACCGGACATTAATGCATTTAGCATATAATTTCCGGTTGGAATAAATTCATCAATATCTGAAAAGCCTTTTAGCTTTACGTGGCCTTTTGTCTTTTTGTCTAACAGATCATTAAACTTTGAAAAAGCGGCCAAAACATCCTTAGTATCCGACATAAAAATTATTTTTTCTTTATATCTTTTACTAGGAAGAAGGAAAAAGTTTCTTACTTTATGTAAGAAAGAAGCAAGCAGCCACAAGAAAGAGCTAGTGAATCGGCGATACTTCCATTTAGAAGTCGAGTGAATCTAACTTTTTCCAATGAATGATTTTTAGAATCTCTTTCCGATACTGGAATAGCTGGCTTAAACCCCTCTACTGAATCTGCTGAATAATTTGAAACGTTTACGCCATAACAACGATATGTTTTACTAAATGGAACAGTATGAGCAACTTTTCCTAGATAGAAAATATCATTTACGTCAATATCGTCAAGCGCAAGTTCCTTTTCACAAATTCTTACAAGAGCATCATAGTGAGAGTTGTCATACTCGGGATCCATATCATGATGCACACAACAATAATCCTGAGTTCCATTGAAATAATCTAGATACTTTTGCAAGTAAATATGATGTATCTGTCCATGATCGTTTAAATCAAATGGCATTATGCAGATCCCATCAACATCGCAATTTATACGTCGATGAGAATTTGTTCCATCAGAAATTTCATAGAATGAATATTTTCCATCAGAATACTTTTCCTGAGGATTAAATGCAAAGTTACTTAGATCTTGTCCCATTGTCTACTTAATTTTAAGTAAATCATTTTCCCTTAGATGACATAAGCATAGAAAGTACAGAAGATGATACTACTTGTTTATTTATTTGACTTAGAATAAACTCAGAAAGATCTTCTACGAACTTATCTTTGCTTTCAGCATTCATGTACATCATCTTCAAAAGCTTCTTCTCTGGCAGCTTTATATTAACTCCCAATGAAATTTGAGTTTCTTCTGAGTTAAAGGCTGAGAAAATAGTAGAAGGAGTAACTTTAGCAATATGTGAAACTGTTGTTCCAGCAAATGTAGGATTTTCCGACACTATTTGAGTAGAAACTACTTGTTTATTTGCAAGAGCAGCTTCTGCTCGCATAGCTTCGGCTTCCTTTTGAAGCTCAGGCGGAAGTTTGATTGGCCCTTCTCCAGTTTTAGGAGTAGAAGTTATGACTGGACCATTAATAGATTCTACCTCAGCTTTAGAAAGAGCTGGCATGTCAGCAGTAATCATCATAAGATCAGAACTTATCCTAGAAACATCGGTACTTGAACCGTCGTCAAATTTTGCAACAAAGGAACGACCACTTGGAACAATATCAATGCATGTTACGACCTTTGCTAGTCTAGAACGATCCTTGGTTTTTATCCATTGAAACTTCTGTCTGTTGAAATTCTCCATTAAGGAGATGTGTTTGTTTTCGTCGTACATTTTCTTTGATTTTTTATTGCTCCAAATCTTCCATGGTAGTAGCTCGCTTAGCTTTTTCAATAAGCTCATCTATCTCAGAATTATTATTTTGAAGAACTTCTTCACCGTTACTTTTAGTAACAGGAATCTCATTATAGCTAAATCTTGGGCTATCGGTTAGCAGAGTGGTTCCAGATCCATAGATTGGGCTAGGTACTGTAGTAGTTCCAGGACCCCAAAAACTAGTTGAAGGTTTTCGGTACTCTTCGATCTTCTTTCTGATTTCCTTAATTTGATTATGAGTTGGCTTGTTTTTACAAGCATCTAGATAACCTTCGATCCAATTGATTAATGATTCTGAATTCATATTACTTATTTTTTAACTTTTTAATTTCTCCTTGAGTTGATATACGTTCGTTGTATAGTTTTGTTAAGATGGTTCGAGCTGCTGAGTCAGTATCACTTCTAAATAAAGTATTGTTTCGAGTAGTTATCTCTCCACCCTTTCTCTTAACTTCATCTGCTTTCCCAAGATAGGTATCTGGAGAAATATTGAATTGTATTTGAATGTTAGGATACATTGATGAGAAGTCATAACATGCTACGTAACTATAGTGACCTGGGTTTGGTTTCTTTACGTATGCGCCTTCATATGTTGCATCAACATCATTAGATTGTCCCCATTCAGGTTTCGGCATCCTAAGATTCTTATTCAAGAATTCACGACACATCAATAGTTCAGCAATGTAAACTGGACTAAATACTTTGTTTACTTCAACTTGCGCAACATTTGCAATTGAGAATGCAACATCAAGAATTGATAGCTTTTCTTCAATCAATTTAACGAGGATAACGTCAATTACGTTATACATTGTAAAGAGATAAAGATCCTTTTGAAACTCAAACATGGTTGCATAATCATGCTTCAATTTAGTTGCATTTAAAACTATACTTGCGATGTAATCAAGCTTGTAGTTTTCAACAACTTTATATGGCTTTAGTTTCTCAAATACTTGCATATAGTCAAGTATTCCCATGTGAGTTGGAATCTTTACTTTTGAGAAAGTTGCTCTGGACACCATGTTTTGCATGGAATCAACTTTCATATTTGAGCAACGATTCATTAAGTACTTCCAGTCGAATTCGGTTACGTTCCAACCAGTAATGAAGGACATCTTTGGAAGAATCTTATGAAAGTAAAATTCTAAAAGTTCTTCTTCAGTGTTAAAGTAAACATACTTTATCTTGAAATCCTTATTGAATAACTTAGCATCCTCAGGTTTTAATGGAACAATTCCTTTAAAGTATTCTTTCACATCGTTTTCCATTCGCTTGATGTCCTCTTCAGATAAACCATTCGGTTGCTCTTCATTATTCATCATTGAAAGTACGTATGTGACATCATCCTCATTACAGAATGATACTAAACCTACTGGCATTCTAGCTCTCTCAGGATCTGGAAAAGATTCATCAAGTAGCTTGATCTCGATATCTAAGTAGTGTTTCTTTGGCAAGTTATCAAATGAGTAGATAGCTTCAATTTCTTCAGGGGTTAATTTCTCTTTGATCAATTCCTGAATTCTAAATTGAGACATATATCGACCATTAGAGTTTGCCTTCTTTAACGATTTACCATTCCATGCTTTAATAGCTGAGGGAACTGACGATTCTACCCAGTTAAACATTTCATGATCGTGAAGTCTCTTTCGGATGTACGATATCTTGCCATCACTTCCATAATATGAGATTAGTAGCTCATTGCTATCATTTAATACTTCTGAACCAACTATCATACTTTTGGCATAAAGAGTTCGTTAACATGTCCGCATTTTGAGCAAGCAATAACTGGAACTGGCATAATTGAGTCAGTTGGATTGCCTGTCAATAACTTAGATACTTTTTTTATCATCATCTTTTCTTCAAAGACTTTGTGTCCACATGATTCGCATTCAATATATGGCAAATCTGCCGGATTGATCTGGGGTTGCTGAGGCATTGCACCTTGACCTCCAGTAAAATCGTTTTCAATAATTTTTGTCATGTTATCTTATACAAGATTATTTTTATTAGTTTCCAGTTGAGCCGAAACCTCCCTCGCCACGATCAGATTTCTTATCTCTCCATAATTCAAACTCAGTTTCAACAGTTTCTACATCTAAGTAGTTCTGTTTGATTAACATGAACTGGATTAATTTATCTCCAGGATGAATTTGAGTAGAATGCATGCCTGAATTTATAACATGCAAGTGAATTTCACCCATATAGTCCTCATCAACTACTTCTGCACCAACAGTTATTGACCTTTTAGTACAAACGCCTGATTTATTAAAAGCAACTAGAGCGTATCCTTCAGGAAGGCATGCTTTTATACCGGATGGAATGAGAGCAGATTCTCCAGGAAGTAAAATAAGCTCTTTTCCGCCTTTTTTAACTTCCCCAGTAGTTGAATTAACAATATAAAAATCTTCTTCATATGGAACAAAGAAATCTATTCCTGCAGCATAGCTAGTTCCTCTTTCAGGAGTTCTAACATTTCGAGTCTTGAGTATTTTCACAATAATCGTTTCAGGTCTTATACTGAATAAATACTCAAGGATCTCTATTTTTAGATTTTTTAGCTTTCCTGTTAGTAATTTCGAATAAATAATAAAAAAATTGAACAAATATGGCCGATAGACTCATTAATCTAAACAACTATAAGGCCAGTGGCGTGTATACTGTTGAGGTAGATGCTAGCGAGAACGTTGCATTGCCGCTTGCTACTGGTAGATTGGTGGTTGGGTCCAGCAAAGTTGGACCTTTTAATACTGTTGTTTTAATAAATGATGTTAGAACATTAAGAGCAGTATTTGGAGATAATGATCCAAAATTAGAAAAAGCTGGAAGTTACTTCCATAGAACAATCGAGGTTGCCCTGAGAGAGGGACCGGTATTTGCTCTTAATGTGCTTCCTTTTGACACTGATGTTGATTATCTTGATCCTACTACAAATGAAGATCAGGCGAACTTCACAACATTTAATACTGAAGCAGCTACTAACAATCCTGACACAACTGAAACTTTCCCAATTGTTGAATTCTTCAATAAGAGAACTTTTTGGGCAGCAAGTGCGGATCAGCTAAATAGAAGTAAGAACTTAGCATTAGGTGATGATTTTATAACTGCTCCTGAATCGTTAGGAGAGGTTAACGGTCCATCTAATAAGATTCTTTCATTTGTTAATACTGGAAAGAATAACGTTACTATTTGGGTTAAGAGATCTGATATTAAAGGATATGACGTAACTGCAAAAGAATGGTATAATACTATCGGCGGCGGAAATCCTATCGATTTTCCTAATTTTGTTCACGAAGATGATCTAATCTCTGATTATTTCGTTGAAGTTATAGTAGTAAGCGGAGATTGGTCAAATAATCTAAGATTAGCAACTGATCCTATTTATGCTAACTATTTTGATGCATCTGGTTTAAAAGCAGCTAAGATGAACGATTTCTTTTCATTAAGAGAAGTTAAAGTAATTAGCAGAGCAATTGGATGTTTGATCCCAGAATTTAAGGATCAGGGTGGCTCCACTGTATCTATCGATCGTGTAGTAAATAGACTGTTCCCAACTACTGGAATCATGTGTGCATTAGACGCAAGTAAACTAGAAAAAGTTGATTTAACTGAAGATACTTTTGCAGATGACAACATCTTAACACACAGAATAGACTTAGCTGGATATGGAGTATCTGAAATGGAATTAGGTACTGCTGGTTCTCCATCTACTTTTTCTGCAGATGACGGAGGATCTACTGGACCAGACGGATCGCCTGTTGAAAAAGCGCCTGTTGCATTGATCGATGTTATCAGTTATACTAAGCCTGCTGATACTAATTTAGTATTCAAAGTAGAGGAAGAAACTTTGGCAAATATACTTGCATCAGGAGCAAGCGGAGAAACTTTTATAACAAACAACCTTACTGCTAATACTAATTACATTATAGCGATTGAAGGAAGTAAGCTATATGAAATGTATACAAAGGGATTTGTAAAAACAGGAGATATTATTTCAGGTGACGGTGATGACAATTACATTAAAACACAAGGAGGTTTCCTGACAGATACTGGATTAAGTTATGCTAAAATAAC